GTAGTAAAACGGCCGATGTGCCCAAGAAAAGACCCCCCTGGGGGTATGACGGCGTGGGTTATCGGTTGCCTCGTGCGCTGTTGCAGCTACGGTGTGCCGGTGCGAGTGGACTATTGCGATCACCAGGCACGATGTGGTCAGCTGTCCAGGGGTCACCAGGTATGTAGCCAAGTTTGCATAGGTGGCAGATGACAGCGTGTGCCCTTACTAGCTTTGCTAGCTTTTGATAATCAGAGTTGTAGAGACGATTCTTGTATGCTCTGCGTTCTGGGTTCGCTTCTCTTGTTCTTTCTCGTCCGGCTCGACAGCTAGCGCAGTAGTCACCCTTGTCCCTGTGCAGGGTCTGACAGCGCAGACATGGACGGTTGAATCTCACTTGTCAGTCCGGTAGAACCCTGTGCCCTTGAACGTCACAGCACCGAAGTCATAGCTTCGCTTCATGATCTCACCGCAGTCGCAGGCGATACCGTCTAGCTCCTCATAGGTAGCCGAGACGGTTAGTGTTCTGTCACATGGTAAGCAAGTGAACTCGTATAGTGGCATGGTGTCTCCCTTAGCTAAGCACGACTAAGTCACGTCGTGGGTCGTATCCTTCTCCGACAACTAGGCTGACGATTCCGCCAGGTGCGCTGCCACCCATACCGGTTCTGTCGGCAAACCAGGGTGAGCCACCGTCTAGCGATGGTATCTGTATCCATAGCCTGTGATTTAGCTGTTTGACGGCGTAGTGATGGTAGTGCGCTGAAATCAAAACCTGACTTTGGCCCACTGGGGTATTGCCCAGTGCTTGTCCCGAAAACCACTTCTGCACGTCCCTGATTTGATGACCATGAGCGAACCCTACTAACGTGCCAGATAGATTGACAGCCAGTGTTGTGTTGTCGCGCTCAGGGAATCTACCCTCGACATGCTGGAGGTCTGGGTGTTCCTTGCAGATGTCTAGGACCTGCTGCACTATCTCTACCTGCCATGAGTCCATCGGGTCTACTATGACCTGACGTGTGGTCTCGTCATGGTTGCCTGGGACCACTGGGATAATGAGCTTGTCTGTCAAGGGTGCAAATGCTTTTACCCATTCCAGCAACACACGCCTGCCGAGTCTGACCTGAGCTGTAAGGTCTAGGTCTAGCCGTCCCATAATGCGACCGCCTTGAGAGACTGTTCCCTCTATGCAGTCACCTAGTTGTGGAAGCGCTATCTGCTCGATGCCACGCTTAGCGATTGTGTTGTGGTGCTCTAGTGCTGCCTCTAGTGCCGACTGTGTGCGCTGTAGTGTGCCGGCAGTTCCATCGCCTGCATCCTTACCCCACTGAGTATCACCAATGTTGTAGATAGCTGTGAGGTTACCGGTGACTATCTTCTTTGCCTTTGGCTTCCAGCGCTTTAGCTCACGCTCTAGATCGTCATAAGGCACGAGTGATGAGCGTTGGTTGGCTGGCTTTAGGTTTACCCTATAGCTTTCCAGCCACTCGCCATGATAGGTCTGCCATTTTCCACGCCTGACACTGACGATGATCCAGTCTTTAGGGTCTAGCTCAAACTCTGCCAGTAGCTCTGTGGCGTTCTTGATTGGTTGTGTGCGCGGTGTAGATACAAAGTAGCCACCATCAGCGTCTAGCTCTAGCTGAGGCCGCCAAGCCTCTTTAGGTATTGGGTTCTTCTTATCGCTACCCTGGTTAGCTAGCTTAGCTAGGTCCTCAAGCACGAAAACACGCGCAATTCTTGAATCGGTGCGCGGTGATGGGTGTGTCGCTGATTTGGATTCCCTTATCGTTTAGTGCTCGACATAGAGCCTTGACAGGCCAGTTAGTGGTGTCAAAGATTGCACCGGTCAAAATCTCCTGATCTGCCTTGCTTAGTGTCAGCATGACCTGTCCTATTTTGCAGCTTCCCTTGAACGGCGATGGTGGCTTCAAGTCCTCTAGCATCATGTCCCCTAAACGGTCAAGTCATTCTCTTCGGCTAACAGGTGTTGCACCAAGCTTATTAGTGAAGGGTGGTTTGCGCTGGAAAGACCGGCTTTGGCTCTTAGGTATGTTGCCAGGTCTCGGCGTATAGCTTCCATGTCCTGTGACCAGATGAGATCAGCTTCGAGTAGTCCGGCAGCCTGCAAGAAGTCGTTTGTGATTCTCATGAATCTGACTCTTGAGTGAGTTTGCCAAGCTGTAAATCTTCTTTGATTTTTAGTTCTTCTTGCAAGTCTGAGATAGCTGCCACCTCTAGATCGTGGTGCTCGAAGGTTACTGTTTCTACAGCATCCAATACATGTCTTTTGCCGGCTTGATAACCTGCGTTGAAAAAAATCACTGTTTGATCATCGGTTATAGCTTCCCTTTTTCCTGCGGCGTAACCGGCGTTGAAGGCTTTGACTGAGCTGCTAGCGATGATGTCCTGTTGGTCGGTGTTCATTTTTCTCCTCTGTTCTTTAGGTCTAAGACTGCTGCGAATGCGATAAGCGGCAAGATGATGCTGAGTCCGATTGACAGGACTACGAGCATTACCAGCGCGACTGTGACTAGGAACTCAATCATTTGTTCCCTTTCGTGTGTTCGTGCGAAAATCTAGGATTTCGGCATCTACAAATCTAGGATTTGCGCTGTTTTCGTGCGTTCGTGCCGATTGGTTCTCAATAAATCGGTAAAGGTCTCGTATCCAATGAGAGGTTGGAGTGCTGGTGTTGAACCTGTCAGCTAAGTCAGTCAGGTCTGTGAGTATGCGCTCACGCTCATCACTTTTGCCACGAGCCACGCCTGAATAATACGCATCTACGCAATCAAAAGTTACTACGCTACTCATCATCAACCTCATCTGCGATCTGCTTCATTGGCTCAAGTGGGACATTGACTCCACGCATGCGCTCAGTCTTTAGGTGAAACTCTAGGCTCTCGATTTTGCCTAACCGGAAGCCACTCCAGCGCTTTGAGTCGGTCTCGACTATCGGAGCTGATGTAAATCCCATAGCAAGAAACTTGTCTGCTGCCTTTGGGGTTAGTTTGCGAGTTGTAAACATGATGCCACGCTTCTGAAACTCGCGTTTAGTCTGATTGCACTGCACACAGTTCGGCAACTCCCAGAGCGTGATCTGCATCATTTGACTTCACCCTTTACGACTGTCACCGCGTGAGCGTATCCCAGGGTAAGAGATGGGTCAGAGAAGCCATGTAGTGACTTCTCAGAGAGTTCGGCAAGTATGGCAGCCTGTTTTACTTCTTGTCCGGCTGCAAAGCCTGCGTTCCACATTTCGTTTGGATCGCGCAGGACGCTGCGCAGGTTGAAATAGATGTTGTCAATTAGTTTCAGCATTGTCTCCCCTTAGTTCGGCTGCTGTCCAGCGCAGGACCTCTGCACCGAGTGTGTCATTTGTGTTGTGTAGCTGGTTTGATAGTTCCTCGATGGCGTTGATTGCAGCCTCAAAACCGTCATTGAATCCTGACATCTCTAGCACGTCAAGGATGTTCTCGATTGAGGAGCGCAGTGACTTAGTTGTTTCGCTCATACGATGCTCCAGACGATGCTCATACGACCGGACTTCATCTGCACGCGTCTGCCGGAGTCCTCTAGCTTGCCTTGGGCTACTAGCTCACTACGGCGTGACCGGATACCGGACTCGCTGGCTTCTCTCCAACCCAGTTCATTGACACCTACGCGCCAAAGTCGGATTAGCTGGTCATCGTTCATCGGCCCTAGTGACTCGAACGCGATCAGCATGGTGTCATACATTTCCTTTAGCTTTGATACAGACTTCGCAGCCTGATGCGAGGTCTCTGGGTCGGTTAGTCGCGCGTTAGGCATTTTCTCCCTTTCTGGTTACGATCTTGTAGCCGGCGTATGCGGTCAAGATGATGACGGCTGGCTCTAGTAGCCAGGCTAGGCTCTCAATGGTCTGTAGCATTATGCACCTACCTCTCGGCAGTCGGTTACGTCAAAAGCACAAGTGCCCAGGAAGCTTTCGTAGTTCCCTACTGGCATAGCAAAAGGAAGGACCTCAGTTAGCGTGATGCCAGCTAGGTGACCGCTTGTGAAGCTCTTAGTGATGGAGAAGAACATCTTGACCCCTTTCGAAGGACGGACATCGGAGTTTCCGAATAACTAGAGATTACTCGTTTCGAAATACTTGTGTCAAGAACATTTGTGCAGATTTATGTAACGGTTCTATAACGGAAAAATGCGTATGTTTGCGCCTGGCTCGCGATCATCGGCGTAGAACTTATTGGCTAGTAACTCAACCACTTGAGAGTCATCTCCCCATAGCCTGCCGTTGTTGGCTTTGCCGTCTGGCCCTTGATTGAGTCCGTCATTGACGGCGCGACATAGCTTGTCTACACATCGGGAGGGACGATGGGCCACTCCCGCTTACTCCTTTTGATGCTGGGTGGTCTGGTTAGGTAAAAGTCAATTTCAACTCTCACCGGTCCTAGAATCGGCATGTGCTCATCTGGCAAAGTAGCCTCGACAACTGCTGCGATTGCTTTGCGCCAGGGATTCAGCTTCTTAGCTGAGGACTCGACTAACCTGCCCCTGTAGATCGTCTTGGATCCCTGTGGAGCAGGTTCGCCAAATACCTGGAATGTTAGAACGGCAAGTCCTCTGGGCCGCTTGACATGATGAGCGCGTTATTGACGTGAATCGCTGCGCTTTGCTTAGGTGAGCCATCGCGACCGGTAAAGCTCTCTAGCTTGACTGATAGCTCGCCTTCGATTGTGAGGATGTCACCTTCGTTAGCTGTCTCTTTGGTCCAGACTGTAAACCAGGTCTTTCGCTCCTCACCCTTGACCTGAGTGGTCTCAGATGCCTTGAATCCATAACCTGCGATGATGCGCTCGACTCGCGCGTTCTCAATAGTTACTGTTGCCATTACTTATTCCTTTCGATGTGCGCCGGTGAGACGCAGTCAGAGTTCCCGCACTTTCGTAGCCCAGGCAGTAGCGGGTTACCGTCTGAGTCTATAGGGGTGGTTAGGTCGGTGTCAAAGTTTCCATGCCACACGATGCAGTCACGAACTTTGTATTGTTTCCTAGTCCGGCACGACTCGCAGGACTCGTGAACGTTGCGCGATAGGTGTATCTCCCAGACCCAGCCACAACGGACGCAGGTTTGATTAGGCATGGGCCATCCTTACATACTGAGGGTGAAGTTGGAACTGACACGCACCTTGAGCGCCATGTCGGTTTTTGGCTATGCCAACGTGCAAGATGTTTTCCATTAGTCCCTTTTCGTTTAGATCGCGATGAAGAAGCATGACAACATCAGCATCCTGCTCTATCGCACCGGAGTCTCTTAGGTCGGCCAAGTTTGGCTTTGGAGTAGATCGGCCTTCGACCTCTCGATTGAGCTGATGCAGCGCAACGATAGGCACGTTTAGCTCGCGAGCAAGTTGCTTTAGAGCGTTGGAAATGTTGGTCACCTTCTCGTAGCGATTCTTAGCTTTTTCAGTATCACTCATTAGGCCCAAGTAGTCGATGACTATGCCCTTGACATCGGTTTGCCGAGATAGCTTTTTGACCTGAGCACGAATGTAGTTCACATTTATAGATGGCTTATCGTCAATGTATAGATCGCGGTTGAACTCGTCACGCTTGAGCTTGAGTCTGTCCCAGTCCTGTTGGTTGAGCTTGCTTGTAGTTATCGAGCTAGCTAATACCGAAGTTACTGATGCGGTAAGGCGCTTGACTAGCTCAGAGTCTCCCATCTCCATTGAGAAGTAGAGCACAGTGCCATGAGTAGCCATCTGGTAGGCAGTTTCAAGCGCAAAGATTGTCTTGCCCACGCCTGGCCTAGCTGCGACCACATACATCGCACCATTTCGCCATCCGTCAATCTTCTCTCGTAACTGCGGAAAGTCACATGGAATCATCGCCGGTGGGTTTCTTAGGTCCTGCACTGTAGTGTCGTAGATTTCGCCAAGTGATCTCAGGTTGGACTCGCCTGATGACAGCTTGTTTAGCCTTGACCTTGCTTCATCTAGCAAAGATTCAGCAGGTTCGTCCTGTCTTGTCGCTAGGTTTTGCATAATCATGACCAGCTCGCGCTTTACATAAGACTCGTTTACCTGCTCGGCAAAGTAAGCAACCGAACCGGCAGGGAAAAACTGGTCTGTCAATCTGTGCACATAGTTACGAATAGGCATCAGCTTGTCACCTACAGAAACGATGTTGATGGGAGACTTCTCTGCTCTGAGTGCCAGGATGGTTTGCCAGATTCGTGAGTGCTTAGGCTCGTTGAACGCAGCAGGACTAAGGGTAAGTTCGTCTAACTCGTCTGGGTTCATTAGGACCGCTGAGAGTAGGGCCAGTTCGTTATTCATTACAGACCCCAAAACCCATCTTGCTTAGGCGCATCCCTACTCGGTTCGATGTAGTCCTCCCAGTGATCTTCATTTAGCCATCGCGAAGCGAGCATGATGAATCCACGCTTTACCTTGTCACCATTCTTGTATCTGATTAGTCCGGCAAGTATGTCCTCAAAGCTCACTCTTGTAAGCGCAGACTGGAAAGCCTTGTAAGCAGGTTTCTTGCCTTCCTTCTTTGGATAGGCACTCCAGAATTGTTCAAACAAAACTTCTTTAGATGGTGTTGTGTTTCTATCTAGGGTTCTATTAAGGGTTAACGGGCCAACTGCTGTCACCTCTGAGACCGAATCTGTCACCTCTGAGACCGAATCTGTCACCTCTGAGCTTGTAAATACCGAATCTGTCACCTCTGAATTTTGAAGGGTAATCCAGTAGAGGTTGGCTCTGTATTGTCCACCGGTAGGTGCTTTTCTGCGCTCGACCCTAAGCTCCCCTAAAGCCTCAAGCTCAGCGATGTCGCGCTTGACGCTGCGCTCGCTAGCGTTAGCCGCTTTTGCCAAAGTCTCAATGGAAGGCCATGCGCCAAGTTCACCCTGGTGATCAGCTATTGCGAGCATCACAACCCTGGCGCGGTTAGTCGATTTAGAGTGCTTAAATACAGCGTTCATCATGTCAATGCTCATGAGCAGCTCCCTAGATAGCACTTGCCATAGTGCTGGCTATAGTGCTCGGTCACATTCTGATGGCTCCAGTGAGATTCGTCAAATCGAGAGAGCGCGGGATCTATGTTTAGGTGCTGTAGCCATTTAGCTTCGCTGGTCCAGAGCTGTCCAGAATTGCGCGTGTGATACATAAGGGCTTTTACACACCAGCCATTGAACACGATTCCATGATTGAAAGGCATGACAGCGCGTGTCATTTCCTCATTACAAAAAAAGCACTTGACGCGCTCTTGCATTTTGGCGCGTTCCTGCTGTAGCTGGGTTTGTTTTTCGCGATCCACCGCGTCAAAAAGCGAAAGTTGTTCGCTCATAATTTCATCCTAGTCTCCGGCATCGCCTAAACTAGGGAAGCCGATAGTCGATTTATCGGTCAAGAAAGGTCGGGGTTGTGTGCCTCGGCCTTTCGCTTTTAACTATACCTTACTGCTAAATAAGAAAATCCGGCGCGCCGACTTCTTCTTTATTGCCAAACTCACCCAAGACGAACCACTTGACTTGCCAGGCAGAAAAGACCGGAGTGCTAAAGGGTTCCCAAGTGGACAGCTTCCAGCCATTGTCTTTAGCCAGAATCGCAAAGTTCGCATCTGACTCCATGCGCTGATTACCTTCCATGCAAAAGGCAATCAGGTTATCTAGCCGGTCTCGCTGTTTAGATCCACCCATCTGTTTATTCATGCGATGTTGAATCGACAGACCCTCAGTTACGCCGCAGTGCCAACATGCCTGCAAGTCGCGCTGGTAGACCTTCCGCTTTAGTGACTCATTCACAGCTTGACTTCGGCCTGGACAAGTCTGGCCTGAGTCTGTAGCGCTCCGATGTTTGTGTCGAGCACCCGAACCTTTAGCTTGATGCGCTCTAACTTGGCCTTAGCGATGTCTCGTTCAAACCTTGCTTCTGATGCTGCTAGGCGAGCGATTGACTGCCTATCGGCTACTGTGCCGGCAGCGTCAAGAAACGCCTTTTGCTCTGTAGTGTCTAGCTCATGTTCTAGCCTGGCTAGCTCGACCATAGCGTTGTAAAGGTGATCTGGTCCTCGACTAGATTCCTGAGTCAGGCTTGCTAGTTCGTTCTGTATTTCCGAGAACATGTGTCAGCTCCAATAGTGTTCTAATGACTTCTTGATTCCAGTGACGTGCCATCTCATGATCGCCTTGCTTGACTGCATCGCGATAAGCGTGTTCGAGTTCCCTAACTCTTGCTTCCAGTAGCCAAGCTTTCGCCATGTGCCTTGATCCGTTCTAAGACTTCGGCGGGTGCGCCTTGAGACATAGCTCTAGCGTATAACGAGCGAGCTGACTTGATGTCCGAAATAGTGGACATCTCTGCTAGCCAGTCGGTTGCTTCTATTCTGGCAACCTTGCTCATCTCCTCGCGACTTGTGCGCTTGTTACCGGACAAGTTCATGTTGGCTAGTGCGCGACCGATTGCGCTGGTCTCGGCGTTCTCTAGCGCTGACCCATTGTTAGCGCCACCTGTGCCATCGACCTCGACAGCGTAGCCAGTAGCTTTAGGCAACATGTTGGCTTGGTCTCCTGCGGTTAGGTAGACGCTTGCCTTTACTACCCAGGTCTTAGCGCCCTCGCTTTGGTCGAACCTGATGTTTTCCCAATCGGTAGTTATGCGACCGTCCTCATGCGCCGCATAGAAACGCTTGATGCGCTCCTCAACTGTCTCGTAGTCAGCAAGATTGAATCTAGCCATTTTCTTCTTCCCCTTCTATCTCCATTGTGTATTCATCTTCGAACTGCCATCCGTCTGACAGCCAAAGTGCGGTGTCAATTCCTCGAATGTAAAAATACTTTAGATCGCCATTGTCTTTTTGCACGATGCCAGAGACCCTGCCGGTGATGTAGGTGGTTTCACCTGCTAGCTCGCGTGTAACCGTTACGGTATCCCCAAGAAGTATCATCATCACTTACCCTTTGCTATGACTAAATAAGGCGCTCCATTACCACGCGCTTGTCTAGAGGCTACTCTAAACTTCTCGCCTTCGTGCTCAATGTAAGCGTATTTCGCGCGACCCATCAGCCCTAAGATTTCAGACTTCATTTTGTTTAGGTGCTGCAACGTTTCCTCATGCG